GGTTTATGCCAATAATTCAGAATCTATTTCAGTAGCCGATGATTTGACAAATTTCTCAAACGAAATATCCGAATCGCTAAACCACATGAGCAAAATAGACTTTCAGGATTTGATAAAGGAAGTTGTTCAGGAGGTGAAAGAAAGAGTTTTGGATAATTCCAAAGTAGTTAAAACCAATATTGGCAACATTGACAATGCTTTGGGAGGTTTTGAAGATGGCTCATTGTCGGTAATTGGAGCAAGGCCAAGCATGGGCAAAACGGCTTTTTTGGTGCAATTAATGTACAACATTGCAGTAATTCAGCAGAAGCCTGTATTGATGTTCAATCTGGAAATGACCAAGCAGGAACTTACAAAGAGAATTTTGGCACTACACACAAGGTTTTCAAACTTTGAAATCAGACAAGGTTTTGACCGTGACATGGACAAATTCAACGAGTTTGAGCAGAGAATTAAGACATTAACGGCCAACAACATACATATTATAGACAATATCTATGACGGCAACCAGATAGTTTCAAAAACCAAACAAATGGTTAAAAACTCGGGTGTCCGGGTAATGTTCTTTGATTACTTGCAATTATCAAGCATCAAAGATTCCGGAAACAGAGAGCAGGAAGTAGCCAAAATATCCAAGTCATTAAAGCAGTTGGCTAAGTTTTCAAAAATACCTGTTGTGGCTTTGTCTCAACTAAATAGACTTGTAGAATCAAGAGGCGGAGACTGCAAGCCAAAATTATCAGACATTAGAGAATCAGGCTCAGTAGAACAAGATGCTGATAATGTCATTTTCCTACACCGCCCAGAGTATTACGGCATTGAATCGGTGGATTACGCATCAACAACAGTCAATTTGCTTGAATTTATCATTGCTAAGGCCAGAAACGGTGTATTAAAAACGGTACTGCTCGATTACGACCGCAAATACAACCTGATTCGAAATTGGGGCATAGTTGACGAAACATTACCACCGACAATTTTTAACAACACACAAAATATAAGCCTATTTGAAAATGAAGTGCCAACCATATCAATAGCCAATTTCTAATGAAAGATTTAAATCAAATATTTTGCGAACCCATGAAAATAGGTGAGGTAATCAAAGATTTTGTGACTGACAAATACGAATTGCCATTGAGTGAAATTCCTTATTGGATAGAAAACGGATGGAAGTTTGACGAGATGCAAAGCATCATGTACAAGAAAGGCCGGGAAGCGGTCAATGTTCAACAATTTAAAACAAATCAATTATGAAATATACCATAATTCTACAAGACAAAACCGTTTTTCATACCGATTGGTACGATTACGAAAATAACTGGACTGATGAGAATTGCTTTATGATTTTAAACAACATCAGTTGCCAATATTCAATTAATGGCAAAGACTGGATTGATATTGAAGATGACCACCTTTAAAAATTACCTTAATGATTAAAATACACATCAAACCCATAAGCCAGAACGAGGCCTACAAAGGCCGAAAGTTTAAAACAAGCACTTATCATGCTTATGAAAAACTTTTGACAATGCTGTTACCAGCCCGGTTGGAAGTTCCAGAAGGTGGGAAGTTGGAATTCAGAATCAAAGTCGGTTTATCTTCCAAAAATGCCGATGGCGACAATCCGATAAAAAGCACTCAGGACATAATCGCCAAAAAATACAAATTCAACGACAAACGGATTTACCGTTGGATGATTGAAAAAATCGACACCGCCAAAGGTGCGGAATTTATAGAATTTGAAATTTTAAACTTAAAACAATGAAACCATGCAGACAATGTAATTCCAAAACAAAAGGCTATTACACCGAAAAATCAAGAACGTGCAGGAAATGCACAAGCCAGAAACTAATGGAAGCCCAAAAATCAGATGCAGAGCGAAAAGGATTTTCAAATTATTACCAAATGCAGAAATTTAAAGAATTTAACAAAGCAACCAGATGAAAGAAGAAATTATAAACCACCTAAAAGGCACAAAACAGCTATTGTCAGCATTTCAAATAGCAAGAATCGCAAATGTTACCGAAAAAGAAATCCAGCCCGTTTTGGACGATTTATGTGCAAAGTCTATTTTGGAAAAATTAAGGTTTCGAACGCCTGGTGCATATTCAAAAATAAACAATTATTACAAAATAAAAAGATGAGCAAACTATCAAAAAACCTCAAAAAGCTAAGAAGTAAAATGGGATTAACTCAGGAGCATTTATCAGCAATGATCGGAATCAAGAGACCGGCTTATGCCTCTTATGAAGAATACAGAGCCGAACCACCAATCAAAATTATTATTGCCCTATCGGCTTTGTTCAGAGTAAGCATTGATGATTTATTAACAAAAGAGTTATGAGATTACTAAATTACAATATTGGCCATGTTTACAAGTATCCGGAGGGAGGAAAGTTTGTTCTTGCAGAAAAAAGAAACTTTACATTTCATTTTAAATGCGGTCACTGGTGTACTGATAATGTCTTTATTGATCTTATAGACATCACAAAGGGCATAAGAGTAGCCCAAGACACCCAGCTAAATCTGTTTGAAAACCATGCAAATTTATAATTTTGCCCTATTCTGTAAACTTTCTTAACAAAACTTAAATAAATTGTAAAGAAATATTTGCAAGTGTAAAATAAACTACATATATTTGCATTATAGTTTACAAGTTTACAAAACATCAAAACGCAAAATAAGATGAAAAACAACAGGGAGTTATTAGCAGCCGGTGCAGTCCAAATGTTCTTTTGGGCATTGGACGGAGAATTAGACATTCAAGGCATTGACATTGAAGTATCAAGCACCGAAACGGCCACAATTTTAAAGGCCACAACGCCAGAGTACGGAACACATTATTCAACAATGATTTTGTACACTGAAAACAGTCGCAAGTTCATGAAAGAGATTCACACCTTTTGCGAACTCATAGACGAAAAGCAAACAGAGATTCGCCAATCAGAAACAGAAATGGACGAACGCAGATTCGAGGATTACATTGATGGTCAAATTTCTGAACTCAAAATCAGCAGAATGTCATGAAGAAGTTTTTTCAAGACCCAGCAGAAAACACAAACCCGTGGTTTCTGTTGGCATTCTTTCTATTTTCAATCATTTGCCTATTAATCAAGGCATTAATTTAAACTAATCTAAAAACATGGAAAATTTAGGAACAAAAGCACCTTGGACAGTAGAGAAGCAACTCGAAAAACCAATATTAGTAACCAATGGCAAAATAGAATGGTATCACTCCGTAGCTTATATTAAAGACCAAGACGGAAGGATTGTAGCAGATGTGAGCTACAGTACGGACCACGAAATGATGGGATGTGGCAGAAACGAAACCATTAAGAAATGGGAGGCAAACTGTTTGTTAATCTCAAAGGCACCAGAAATGTTGGAAATGTTGCAATCATTAGAAAATGATAACGGGTCAATTCCCGAATTAATGTGGAATAAAATTAAGCAATTGATAAAAGAAGCTACAGAAATTTAAAACAATCTAATCTATATCAAAATGGAAACTCAATTAGCAACAACAGGAACAAAAGCGGTAAGCCAGTTCCTAAATCAGAAAAACGTTCTTGAAAAGTTCGCGGACTTACTTGGAACAAAAGCACAGGGGTTTATTGCAAGTGTTATTTCAAGTGTTAATTCAAGCGATTTGCTGAAAAACGCAACGAACGAAAGTATTTATTCAGCGGCTTTAATGGCTGCAACGTTGGATCTACCAGTAAATCAAAACCTTGGGTTTGCCTACTTCATACCGTTCAACAACAGGAAAACCAACAAGCAGGAGTGCCAATTTCAAATCGGCTACAAAGGTTTCATTCAGTTGGCCATGAGGTCAGGTCAATTCAAAACCATTTCAGCAACTCCGATTTATGAGAACCAATTGGTTTCAGAAAATCCGCTTACCGGGTTTGTGTTTGATTTCAGCAAAAAAGGTCAAAACGTTATCGGGTATGCAGCTTATTTCAGCCTAATAAACGGTTTTGAAAAAACGCTTTATATGAGCGTTGAGGAACTCAAAAAACATGGGGTGGCATATTCCCAAACTTTCAAAAAAGGCTTTGGCCTATGGAACGACAACTTCGATGCAATGGCTCAAAAAACGGTCATTAAGTTGCTTTTGTCAAAATATGCACCGCTTTCAATCGAGATGCAAAAGGCACACATTGCGGACCAGGCAATTATCAGAAATGCCGACACGCTGGAGGTTGACTACATCGACAATCAGCCAGAAACGCCTATAATGATAGACGAAGCCAAGGAACACGACCGTATCGTGGACTACATAAACACCGCCAAAACGATTAAAGAACTCGAAGATGTGGAAATACACCTTGACCGTGCGAACGCTACGCAAATGACCATTTTTAACACCAAAAAACAAGCATTAGCATAATGAACTTTGATAACCATTTATTCAGAGCATCATCCATCGGTAAGATAATTTCCAAGTCTGGAAAACTTACCGATGGTATCAAAACCCACCTTGAAGAGGTATTTATCAGTCAATTGTACGGTGTACAAAAAGACATCACAAGCAAGTACTTTGACAAGGGCATTGCCTGCGAGCAGGACGGTTTAGATATCCTATCCAAGTGCGTGATCAAGTCTTTTGCCGGAAAGAACAAAGAGGAGTTTTCAAACGATTATGTAAAAGGAACGCCAGACTGTTTGCATAAAGACATCGTCTTTGACATCAAAAACGCCTACGACTTATTCAGCTTCGGCAAAGCATCGGCCACATGGGATTATGAATGGCAAGTAAGAGCTTATCAGTATTTGACCGGTAAAACAAGAGGATATGTCCTGTATTGCCTTTCAGATATGCCAGACTTCTTGTTTGCAGACGAAGAACGTAAATTGTTCTACCAAGGAAAGTTTTTAAGCTATGAATCAGAAGACTTTATTCAAGCAAGCCAAGACTTAAAAAGAAAATTGACCTACGACTACATGAAAATTGAGGACAAGTTCAAACTCTTTGAGGTAGAATGCACCAATCAGCACTTTGAGTTAATGATCGATTCGGTTATGACAGCCCGGAAGTATCTAAACGAATTGCATCAGCAGTATTTAGACAGAGTAAAATTCAATAATTCATTAATCACAAACGGATTACCAATATGACAAAGGAAGACAAAAACAAAGCAGCTGAAATAATATTCGATGGGTGCCTGAAAATTGCTGCATCGTGCATGGTGATATGGGCTATTTTTAGAATGATTCATTATTTTATCAGCAACTTATGAAATACGACAGGTCTAAAATCGGAGAAAGGATATATCTCGAGCGGAGACGTAAGAAATTAAGTCAGAAAAAAATGGCTGAAATTCTTGGTATCACCAGAGAGACATTGAGCAGTGTTGAAAATGGAAAATCCGACATAAAGATGGATTCTTTGTCAAAGTTTTGCAACGAGGTAGGCAAAACACCAAACGAGATATTACTCTAAACATCAAGTCCGGGAGACCTTTTTTGCAAACGGTTAATCTCGGACACGATAACAATTTCACCTGATTTTTTTGGGTGCGATTGCAAAGGTCGGAGACGACAATAAAGTTCTTTTAACCGCAAACCAAATGCGAAACAATCAGAGGGGCTGATAGCCAGTACCAAGCTGGCGAGGTTTCAATGTTGGGTGTAACTTTCACGACACTTGGAAATTGTCTTTGCGGTTAAAAAGTTTTCCCGGTTAGCTCAGTGGTAGAGCCAAAGGGTCGGAGGTTCAATTCCTTCATTGGGAGCTAAATTTATTAATCACCAGGTACTAAAGACTTGGAAAAAGTACCGTGTATGAAATAAATTTTTTTATAATATAGGGTTGATGTTGGATTAGGGGAGTTTCTGGCTCCCCTTAATTTTCAATATCTAAGCCATTTTAGTACATTTACAAAAAAATCTATTTTAAAATGAAAAAATTAATTGTTCTCAGCTTCATTGTTCTTGGTTGTGTAGGATTACAAAGCATACCGCTAAAGGGTAATTACAAACCAACCCACCAAAAGGAAATCAACAAACCGTTTGAAGAGGTTTGGTCAAGTGTTATTGATGTTTTGGCCACACAAGGTTTAGAAGTCAAAACCATTGATAAAGCATCAGGCATTGTTATTTCTGAAAAAACAAGTTTTAAAGGCATGGTGACCACGGAAAATTCAGACGGTACGCCTAAGAGGATTGATGCTTACATAGCCATAGAGCCAAAAACATCACCGGGCGGCCCGTTAGTAATGCCCGCCAAAATAGTGGGTTCGTGGAATATCAGAGTAAAGGAATCGGGAGCAGGAAAAACAATGGTAAACGTAACCATTACTGGTATCGAAGCCACAACTACCATTGGTGGAAGTATGTATTCGGCACCCGTTGTGTGGGATTTTGATGCCAGAAGTACGGGAGTGTTTGAAAAGTCGTTTTTTGCAATACTTGAAAAATAATCAAGCGGTGTCCTATTCTGTAAAAGGTAATCAATCCTTTTGGCCTTGACGGGTTTTGCGACGGAAGACGGACACCGTTTTTTTTATTTTCACCGTTAGAAATTTGTGTAAAAAAACTTTATAAATGTCTATAATTTGGCGACAAAATCAAGTGTTAAGTAGACAATTATTAAAATAGTGTAAAAAAAAAATACAAAAATAAATATTAAAATATTTTAAAAATTACATTTTCATGTATAGCTTTGTATCACCAAGCAAGTTAATTATAAATAAATTGAATATTGACTAAAGTTCCGATTAGGCAAATCAAACCGTATCTTTCTTTTTATAAAAAGGCGGTAAATCTTGAATATTTAACAAGTGTAGAGGCGGATTAATGGACACCGCTTTATGTCCTGGTGAAATAATTATTAAGCATTAAAAAAATGAAGGATTACAATTCTGTTTGTCTTAACATTAAAATGAGTCCTCAAAGTTCATTTCAAGAACTTCACTCCGCTTTTCCGCTTGAACAAATAGACGACCAGCTTTTTTGTTGGTTTTCTGACCACGTGGCAAATCACAAGCGGAGCGAGCAAGAAATCAGGCAAGAGTTTCAAATGTATTATCTTATTCGAAAAGCACTACTTCAGTCGCAAAGAATCGCAAACAGTTTAAGCGTTACGGTTCCGTCAGGCGTGACAAATTCTATCACAACATTAGACGCTGCATAAACCACTAATTAAAATAACCACCAACGGAAATGCCCACAGTGGTTATTTTTAGAACTCTTAAAAATGTACCAAAAACAGCAAAAATACTTTTCTGGCTGGATCATGATTTATGAAAACATAAAATACGTGGTTAAGAAAATAAAACAAGCTATCTTTGATTAGGATTTTTTTTTCATAGTTTATATAGGTTAAGAATGGTTAACAACAAAAGGCATTTGGTTTCCATTTGCCTTTTTTCGTAAACTTTTATTACATTTGTTTCGTTATTTTACATAATTTTACATAAGAATAAATTATCTATGTTAAATAATCCAATCGAGTTAAGGAAGATTTCTATTGACATAAAACTTAACAATAAGTTTTCGACCAGATACATTAATCCACCTCAAGCCATTGAAATTGAAGAAATGTATCTCAAATATAGAAATGCTGAGAAATTAGCAAAAGACATCAAAATCAATAAAAAATCAAGATACTTTGTAGTTATAGACGGTTCATTTTTCTTTGGAGATTTTATCGAAGCGTTAATTGTTGAAAATAATTGGAATTGCAAAAAAATTATTATTTCAACACTTTCAATGAATCAAAACAATGTTGATTCACTCGCAAACCTAATTAACGGTGATTTCGTGCAAAGCCTTGATTTGATAGTTTCAGATTTCTTTTTCTCACATGAAAGAAGTTTTCTGATTCCTTACATATACGAAAAACTTGATATTGATAATAAATTCCAATTAGCAGCAGCCGGAACACATTGTAAACTTTGTATTATAGAAACCGAATGTGGTAAGAAAATCGTAATACATGGAAGTGCAAACCTCAGAACAAGTTCTAACATCGAACAATTTGTAATTGAAGAAAATGAAAGTCTTTATGATTTCAATTATGAGTTTCAGACAAACATTGTAGATAAGTATAAAACAATTAAAAAATCCATTAGAGGGTCAAAATTATGGCAAACGGTAGCAACGGAAAAGGCGGGAATCGTGGAGGGAAATTAAAACCAACCGCAGCAGCAAGAAGAACACCACTAAGAGATTCACGAACTGGAAGAGCAGTTAGTGTTCCTTTTTAATAACATCGGAATAACAACGGTATGAAAGAAGAGAAACAACCACATGGAGGAATGTTGCTTCGACCCGAAAAAGGGGAAACAAACAACCCAAACGGAAGGCCAAAAAAGTCTTTTTCGTTAATGAATGAAACATTGAAGAAAGAAGGCTATGAGCCATTAACTAAGGGTCAACTTATGGAAGCCTATTCATTATTGTTTTCTATTGATGAAGCCAAGATTTCGGAACTTGCAGAAGATGAAACCCAGCCATTGGCAATTAGATTAATCATTCAAGAAATGACAGAACCACAAAGCAGAGGAAAGGCATTGATTGACATGAGAGATTATTTATTCGGTAAAGCAAGGGAGGAATTAAAGATTATCGAAGAACAACCATTATTCCCAGATGCAAACTAATGAGACAGAGCCATTCAGAAGAACAACGGCTATAAACATGATGTTGGCACTTGAAAAGCGTATCAAAGGCATTCAGGGTGGCACATCAGCAGGCAAGACGTTCGGCATTCTACCAATATTAATCAACAAGGCCATAAAAAACCCTGGTCTTGAAGTTTCAGTTGTAGCTGAATCAGTTCCGCACCTTAAAAGGGGTGCAATGAAAGACTTTAAAAAAATAATGATTAAGACCAAGCGGTGGAATAATTCAGCATGGCACAGTACAGACAGTATTTATAGGTTTGCCAACGGATCATCGGTTGAGTTTTTTTCAGCAGACAATGACGCTAAATTAAGGGGTGCAAGGCGTGATATATTGTACATGAATGAAGCCAACAACATGACACTTCATGCATACAATGAACTTGCATCAAGAACCAAGCAAGACGTTTGGATGGATTGGAACCCGACAAGCCCATTTTGGTTTCACGAAGAGTTAAAAGGTGATTCGGATGTTGATTTTCTCGTAATCAATTACACCCACAACGAAGCGTGTCCACAATCAGCCGTTGATTTTATCCTAAAAGCTAAAGAAAAAGCCAAGACTTCAAAGTTTTGGGAAAACTGGTACAATGTATATGGCCTTGGTGAAATTGGAAGTCTTGAGGGCGTTATTTTCTCTAATTGGTCAATCATTGACACCATACCAAAAGAAGCCGAGATAGTCAATTATGGCCTTGATTTTGGATATACCAACGACCCAACCACCATTATTTATTTAGGGAAATGGAATGGTAAGTTGATTCTTGACGAATTATGTTATCAGACCGGAATGGTTAACGCTGATATTGTCAGGAAAGCCAAAGAAACCACAGATGGGTTTACTTACATCATTGCCGATAGTGCAGAGCCTAAAAGTATTGAAGAAATCAAAAGGGGTGGTGTACGAATCAAAGGAGCATTAAAAGGCCGTGATTCAATCAATTTCGGTATTGATACACTCCAACAGTTTGACATACTTGTAACCTCCAGAAGTACAAACCTGATAAAAGAACTCCGAAACTATTCATGGGATAAAGACAAAGAGGGTAGGACATTAAACAAGCCGATTGATTCTTACAATCATTGCATTGATGCCATTAGGTATGCCGCAGAAAGTTTGGCCACCAAAAAGAAATTCGAATGGTACGTTATAACAGAATAATGTTCTGCATTACAATTAATTACAGAACATTATTTGGTTTCTTTTCACTCCCGAATAATATTTGGTTTTAGCTTTTCAGAATTTCTTCAACCGCTTGGTTGTGTAATTCCCATTTAATTATTGATTCCTCAATAAACGCCGTCCTATTGGTTTTTTCTTTGAGAATGTTCCAGACTTCGACCGATGGTCTAAACTGCACGTATTCGCCACTTTTGGGCTTTCTACCTGCACCTTCTCGTTTGCCTCCTTTAGGTTTTTTTTCCATTAGTCTTCCAATTTCATTAGTTCACTATAAAATTTCCTGTTGTTTAATTCGTAAATGTGTTGAATTCCGTTTATGTCAACTATTGAAAATCCAATCGCTGGATGGTCCTCATCAACACAAAACCTTTTTGGAATTGCATCTAAATCAAAGATTATTTTAATAGATTCTGAATAAGTTATGGCCACTAATCCTCCTTGGTAGTATAAGCCTTGAATGTCTTTTTGCATTTTTTATCGTTTAATAATTTAAAATAAAACATATTCTAAGCACTCCTCAATGTCGCAAAATTGCTCTTCAAAATCCCCATTTTCATTCAAAAAAAACTGATTTGGAATAGACTTAAAATTTTTCTTATTAATGCTCCATGATGAACTTTCCTCTTCTGAATCAGTCTCAGGAACGTTAACAACAAAAGAAACCGTGTTATCATCAACTCTTTGAGGATTTGCGTTGTGATTAGAAACTCTTATTGTCCAAGTTTCTTCTGTTTCTGGATGCTCAAATGTGAAATATTGTGAAGCAACGCCATTAATGACGTTTTGAACTTTCTCCTCTGTTAATTTTATTATTTCTTGAATTGTCATTGTCTTACTGTTTAAATGTCCTTGTTTGATGATATAAAGATAATACATAATTTGATTATGTCAATACAAAATCAATAATAATTTAACATTTTATCAAAGATTCTTTAAAAAATACAAGAATCTGTAAAAAAGTACAATTTATTGTTTGTTTTTGCACACATTAAAAAAAAATACATACTTTTACATCGCCAAATCATACTTCCTGCCTTTCATTAATTCAACAGAATGAAAGAGTTGTCTTCCAATCCGTTACAAAACGGAATCTTTGAGTATGTCCGAAACATAGCAATTCCGCTAAATGAGCCGATTTACAAGTATGTCGATTTGTTCAATACCAATGCCTTGGTTTATACTGCCGTTGATTTCTTGGCAATGAAAGCAAGCCAAGCCAAACCCATGATCTTTAAAACCAAAGACCGGGGAGCAGAAAAGGAAATGCGGAAAATGGCCGGTATGTGGAAAGATTCCTATGAGTACAAACAGTACAAGGATGCTAAAACAAAAGGCATAGACGAGATTTACTTGGAAGATATCGGCCTTGGTGACGGTGACGAACTGTTAAGGCTCAAACGAATCCTAACACGTCCAAATGATTTTCAGACGTTCGGTGAAATGCTGCATTCGTTGGTGGTGTTCAATCAAACCGTTGGCTGGTCAATGCTTTACGCCAACACTACAAACAAAGGCATTATAGACCTAAATTCAGCACCAACACATGAAATAGACATCGAGGGTGGAAGTCCTAAGAACCCGATATTGTCTTACAAGTTCAAAGGGAACTATCAAATCAAACTTGATCCGAAGTTTTGTTTTCCAATCAGGACTTTTTCGACAAAATACGACCGCATGGGAACACACCTGTACGGTAATTCAAAGGTCAAAATTGCATATTCGGAAATATTGACCTACATTGAAGCGGTGGCCAGAGAATATACGGCCTTTAAAACGGGAGATTCTGCCCATATACTTTCACCAAAAGACCCAGAAGCCCAACAGTCAGCAGCCGGTGATAAAGGTTTCTTTCAGAAAATTATGAATGATATATTTTCGGGTTTAAGGAAAAAAGACCGCCACCAAGCCGTTTTTGTGCCTTATGCCTTAGAACATATCAATCTCGCTTCGGCTTTGAAGGATGCAAACGTCATAGAATCAAAAAAAGCCATTAAGGAAATAGTTGCTGGTGTCTTTCATTTGCCTGTTCGGGTGGTGTACAACGACACATCAGGCGGTACATATAACAATCTAAAGGAGGACAAAAAAGATGCTCTAAGAAACGGTGTTTTTCCGTTGCTCAATCAATTTGAAGAAACTATGAACGAACGAATAATCAAACCTTACTTTGGTTATGAATTTGGATTTGATTACGATTCTTATGAGGAACTGAATCCCGATGTTATTGCCGACATGGAACGGTTGGCCAAAGTTGACTTTATATCTGATAATGAAAAACGCTCATGGAACGATTTTGAGAAATTGGAAGACGAAAGAGCCAATACACCACAGAAATATTGGGAATCGAATATTGAGCCTTTGAACTTTGATGAAAACCTATGACAGTAGAACAACATCAAGCCCGAACCGAACGCATCAGGAACATTGCAGAACGAAAAGCAAACACCCTGGTAACTGCTTACCTCAAACGTGTTCATTTTGCATTTGAAGCTGGATATAAAAATTCGGGTTTGCGTGGTGCCGAAGCTGCCATTGACCAAATAAGAGTTTCGGACGTGGCGATGATGTATGAGGAAATGTACACCAAAGGCGGTTTGTATGTAGCCCAGAAAGAATTTGAATTTTATGAAAAACAAACCAAGCGGTCAGGCTTTGATTTTTTCGATGCTATTTGGCAACAGTACATTTTAACGGCTCTACAAAATGCCGAAATCACCAAACGAATAACTCAGGTAACGGAGCGAACCAAAATGCTTTATCGGGAATTATTGGCGGAAGCTGCAGGCGGTATTTTGGCACCAAGACAAATAGCAAGTTTGTTTGTGTCAAAACGCTTGACATTGGTAAGGCACAGGGCGTTAAGAATAGCACGTACAGAGATGACCCATGCCGCAGCTTTGGGGACTGAATTTGCAGGAAATCAGATAGAATTGAACATTGGAAAGCCGATGTTTAAAGTCTGGTATCATAACCTTAGCAGGGATTACCGAGACACGCACGCTGCCTTGAATCGAAAGTATGTGCCTAAGTCTGATAAATTCAACGTAAACGGCAAAATGATGAAACACCCGGGCGACCCATCAGGCGGAGCGAGTGAAGTCATCAATTGCCGTTGTAAACATACCTACGCTACGGAAGACGTTTTGAAGGAAATTGGGATTTGGAAAGGTGTATTATAAGTGTTATCATTTCATCCATGGTTGTTTCTCTTTTGAAAAAAATGCTTTTTCTGGCTCATTATCCCACACCCACATTTCTTTCATTATTGGCTCAATGCCGTACTTTTCCTTAATTTCTTCGTTTGTCATAATTTAGCATTTAAGAATATATTCAAATCGTATTTATAAAAATTACAGAATTCACCAACGGTGGGTTTTCGTTCTGTAAGGCCTTTTCTGGCTCGCAGCTTGCAAATTCTTCTGTATGCCTTCATGTATTGCATATTCAGCACCGTTGATGCCATTGTTGCGGTAATTTCTTGGTTTTCGTTCATTGTTCTTTTATAGTTAATTCTTCTCCAGTTAATGCAAAGTAAATGTTTTGAAGTTGGTTAACGTATTCTATTGCTCTAATAGGTTTATCATCATTTATTGCTACTAAACCGCTTTTTGAAATATTAATTGTATTTTTATTTTCAGCAAGTTTTGAATACCAACTATCTACTATAATCTCTTTAAAACCAAACTTCAACAACCATTCTTCTGTTAGTGGGATTGGTTCAATAAAACCATAATTTAATCCTTCAATTTTATCTGTATTTATTCCGTCACATAAAACATCGCAAGCCTTAAGAATTTCTCCGCTTAGATTATTCCTTACTAAATTCCCAATCCTTAAATCGTTTGCTTTAATTGTTTCTTTCATTGTTGTTTCTTTTTAAATTTCATTTCCACTGTGCATTTTTAAAATGGAAGTCTCTAAAACTTCCAAGAGCATATACATTGCCGATTCTGTCTTCATTAATCCAGTACACGCAATAATAAAAATTCTTGATTTCGAACAAATCAACATTCTCTCCACTATGAAAAACCATTATTTTATTTTCCTGCCCCTTTTGTAATCCGCAATATCTTATCGGTTCGTTGAAGTAACCATTTAGCGTTGTAAGTTGGTTTGGGTGAAGAATTTGGCCTCCAACGGTTATGACTGTTTTGTCAATAAATTCTTCCTCATCCAGACCTACGGTAATTATGCCAATTCCGCCATTTAAGTTATAAATCACCTCCTGAAATTGTCCATTCATGCTTTTGCTGTTCTTACAATTATTTACATTTCTTTACAAATATTACACTTATTCGATGAAAAATAAAATTAAATTGTAATTTTTTGAAAATAAACTTTACACTTAGTTTTTTTTTGTATAAAAATAGGTGGTATGATTACGTTGACTAAAGGATTTTCAGGCGGGTTTAAGGATGCATCTGTAAAAGAGGGCATAGTTACCGGGTATCTAAATGCATATAATGTCAAAGATTCGGACAACGATATTACTATTAAAGGCTGTTTCCAGAAATCCATAATGGAAAACGGACCATCTGCAAAGAATCGAATCAAATATCTGCAAGACCACGACCCACGCAAAGGTGTTGGTAAATTCTTAATGCTCAAAGAGGATGATTTCGGGCTATACTATGAGGCCAAAGTTGGAACACATACGCTTGGAGTTGATTATCTCAAAATGGTGGAAGACGGTATCATTACCGAGCATTCAATCGGATACCGGGTAATGCAATGGGAACGCAATGAGGAAATGAAAACCACTTACCTAAAAGAAATCCACCTGTACGAAGGCTCAGGGCTTCAATTTTGGGCGGCCAACGAATATACGCCAATCGTAGGCGTAAAGTCAGAATCAGACCTTTTGCAATTAATGGATGCCTTAGAGAAAGCCATTACTTCCGGCACCTACACAGACGAAACATTCAAAGAAATTATACTTCCGAAATACGATGCCGTTTCGGAGATCATTCAAAGCAAAATCACTGAGTCGGAGCAAAAGCACGCCACCACTCAGCCGAAGTTAGAAGATATAAGTCAGGCATTCAAAAATGGTTTTAAATTTTAATCACAAAACATCATTACAATGTCAATCGAAGTAAAAGACATCAAAGCGGCTGCAGAGGAAGCAATCGCACCAATAAAGGAGCAGTTTAAAGAGTTGAACTCGCAACTTGAAAAGCAAAAAGGAGAGTTTGAAGCAATGGTAAAAGACAAGGCCGACACCAAGTCTTTAAACGATATGCAAGCGGACTTAACCAAGACTGCATCAGCACTCGAAGCAGCCAAAGGTCAGTTAGACCGCTTGGAGGGTAGAATGGAGCAAGGCGAAGGCCAAAAGCAAAAAGGCGGATTGATGCACGCATTGAAATCTCAGGTTTTCACAGATGAAAACATTCCAAACATCAAATCAGGACAGAAAATGTCTTTTGAAAACATTGATGTAAAGGCGGTTTCTGATATGACAACAGGTTATTCTGCAACAGCGGGCTTGTTGGATATTTTCGCAAACGTGGAATCTGGAATAGCTAAGGCACCAAAAGCAAAGCCAACGGTTTTGGATTTCATCAGAACAGGAACAACCAACAACGAAATATTGAAGTGGGTAATCAAAACCTTGACAGAAGGCGGAATTGGTCAAACGGCTGAGGGCGTTAAATTCAATCAGGTTTCGTACAAATGGGATAAGGAACAAGCGGTGGCTAAGAAAACCACTGGTTATTCTAAGATTTCAAAAGAGCATTTGGACGGTGATTTGCCTTTCGCATTGACTGAAACCATTGCTGAAATGTCAGAAGATTTCTTGATTCAGTTGGGAACTCAAATCCTTTTGGGCAACAACACCGGAGAAAACCACAATGGTGTTTATACTCAAGCACCGGCATTCGCAAAACAAACAGGCGTTGGTACGCTAACAGGCGTAACGATGAGAGACGTTTTGGAACACGCTTACCTACAAGTAAGAGTTGCTGGCAAAGGTTCATTCAGACCAAATGCGGTATTGATGAACCCGGTTGATGTAACTAAGTTAAAAACTTTAAAAGATTCAACAGGTCAATACATCATGCCTTTGTATTTGTCAAATACAGGCTTTGATGTTAACGGCATTCCAATCGTTGAAGACGACAACATGGCTGCAGGAAACTTCTTGATGGGAGACTTCACGAAGTACGGTTTGTTTGTGTATCGTAACCTTTCAATCCAAACATACGACCAAAACGAGGACGATGTGTTGAAAGACTACTTGACCATTGCAGGATCATTGAGAGCCATTTCTCGTTTGAAAACTCCAGAGATTCCAGCGTTTGTGAAAGGTACATTCTCGACTGCAATTACTGCATTACAAGCGTAAGAACATGGAAAAGCCATTTAGAGTGAAAAAATCTTTTTGCGGAATAGAGGTAGGCACAATTTTAACAAATGTGCCTACCCAATACCAAGCTGAACTGGTAGAGCAAGGTTTCATAGAAGAGAAAAAAGACACAAAAACCAAAGAAAAAACAGAGAAGTAATGGAGCGTCTAAATTTGGGAAGGACAATCGTATTGAGTAACGAAACATTCGGAACGGCTCAGGTAGTTGCTGCTGATGTTAAAAACGTGCTTAATATTGGATTTAATACACACGATACCAATTTAGACCACATCTGCAAATCTGTAATTTCGGAAGTTGAGCGGATAACCGAAACGACACTAATAACCGAGAGGGAGGTTAGTGTGATTTGGCAATCATTTTTTGATGACGAAATCCTGCCGTATTGCCCAATAAAAGCTGAAACAAACGTAACAGTAAAAGACCTTGAAGGGGTTGATTATCCGGTTGCCGATTATCAGTTGGTCAATAACGGTAGGATTTATCGTCTTGTTGGGGATTTTCCCGATGGTGTCAAACTCACATACACAACCTCAAAGTTAACAATCACCGAGACCCAAAAGCTGGCCATTGCCAGAATAGCGGCCGAGGTGTTTAGCAACCCAACTGCCGACATGGGTATGTTGGTTTTAAAGAATGTGAAAATCTTTAGATTTTACTAAAATGCAAAAAGACGAAGTCAAAAACAAAACGCTCAAAGTGGCACCACAAAACAAGGGCTTAGTATCTCCACAAGATGCCGATTGTCCTTATGTTATCTTAACTCCTTTTGCATCGCAAGGAATAGGGTTTGGAAGCCACCTGAGCGTTGATGTGGAATTGTTAGAAAAAGCCATTGCCGAGGAAGATTTAATCAACCGTGGGTTTGTGAAACTCAAAGAAAACTAAGAAATGAGACTTTACCCGGAATTAGTACAAGTTTGCATTCAAGCAACAACGAAAGATGCAGCCGGTGGCAATAAATCCAACGGTGCTGAAACGGTACTTGAAACGGTAAAGGTTAACATTTCGGAGCGGATGCTGAAAAGGACAGATGAAACAGGGAAGTTGGTTTTCAACAAAATATTTGACTTTGAATTATGGGTTAACCCAGCTTATACGCTAACGGTGGCTCATTATTTCAGATACAAAAGTGGAGTTTTGAAAATTAATGCATTGGAGTTGGACGAACGAAATATAAAATATCATGTCAGCACAGAGGGCATTCAGTAATTGGTCAGCGTTCAAGGCTACAAAAAACCGTAAATCAATTGCTTTGAAACAAGCTATTACTACAAGGATTCTGGAAGCTGGAATGGTTTATGAAAATGATGCCACCAACAATGCACCTCACGACCTTGGTCATCACAAACAAAACATTGGTTTCAGGCCAATATCGTGGCACACCATCAGAATGTTTGCAAACGCAACTTATGCACCATTTTTGGAGTTTGGCACGGGTGGTTCTGTAAGTGTTCCGAATGGGTGGCAAGATATAGCGATTAAGTTTAAAGGCAAAGGCAAAAAGAAAATCAACCTTCCAGCAAGGCCACATTTGATTCCGGCATTTTATAAAGCCAAAGAGTACTTGAAAAAGAAAATAATTGAAGACGTTAAACAAACGCAAAATTGAAAGATGCCACATTTTACATATTGACAGAGTTTTATCGCTTGTTGAATGGCGTTATTTCGGTGCCTGTATTTAGCACTGAAAAAGACACCAACAGCAACGCTTTGAGATATGTAGTTGTTAGTCCTTCATTTGACGAGCAGGAAGGTTCAAAAGACCGTTTTAACGGAAATTATTATGTAAACATTGACATAAACGACATAGTACCCGACAACGCTCAATCATGGGAAGCCGTTGTAAGTATTTCAAACGAAATTTTGGACATTATTTGTCCAAATAGAATGTTAAAGGCACTTGCTGATAGTGCCGACTTTGCGGTTTTGGCTACTCATAACATCAGGTCAAGAAATATGCCTATTATGAGAACCGACACCGAAATGATCATGCGAAAGGTTTTAGAATTCGAAATTATAATTTCTCAAAAATAATACGACAATGCCAGAAAAATTAGGTCAGGTACAAAGAATAGCCTTCAACATGGGAACGACTGCCGTACCATTGTGGAAGCAACTACAAAACGAAATAGAGACAAGCATCGAGCAATCGGCCGATAAAGAAGAGGTTTCGAGCAAAGACACGGGTACTTCAAAGAAGTATTTAAAAACTTTAAAAGATGCCACACTTTCATGCAAGGCTTATGATGATTTCACTCCATCAGCCAATTTCTTGTCTTACAAAGAAATCAACGAAATTTTCCAAATGACCGCAGGATCTACCGGAGGTACTACCGGAAATGGTGTAGGCGGTGGAAACTTTGAAATCAGATTGGTATCAGTGACAACTGGTGACACCGTTCAAACATTCACCGGGTTTGTTGATAGCCTTTCAAAGCCAACACCAAACATGGGCAAGATTGAATTCTCATTCAATATTCAGCCTGTTTCCGCTATTGTTACAACCACTGTTTAATTGATATGTTGAACCAAGCAATAGAACTAAAACACGGTACTTTAAAGGCACGGTTACTATTTTGTAATCGTGCTTATAGAGATTCAAGACATGAGTTAGGTAATCTCTTTTCAGTTACGGACTTAGAGGATGCCGTTCGTCAGGTCAATTTCTTAATCTCGTACTTGTATCACTCTTATGTGAGTGCTTGCAAAAACGAGGGTAAATCGGTTGAAATAAACTTCATTGATTTTGATGAAGCCATAACCACAGCAGAAGTTCCCGAGACTGAAAGCAACCTAAAAGACATTTTCGACAAAGCAGGAGAAACAATTAAAGTTTATTTCACGGTTGAACTTGACAATGTAAAAAAAAAGGTAGAGGAATTCCAAAAGAACAACCCGAACCCAACGATGATGAACTCGAACAACTCTTTTGCGGAGAACTTGGATACCGACCTCACGAATTCTGGTACGGTTTAAATTGGCGACAAACCAATAACATAATCCAAGGGTATCACAAGAAAATACGTGAGGAAATGGAGCGAAACGCATTTCTTCACCGCAGAACGGCCACACTAATCTATAATTTCGCCACAAGTTTCGGAGGTGGTAAAATGACCAAAGAGGAAGATTTTTGGCCGTTAGAGATGGACAAGGAGTTTAGAGAAATATCCTTCGAGCAATACATCGAAGAAAGAAAAAAACAGAACCTCCCAGACGATTATTACAAGGGAATATTTCAAAGCACGTTTAAATTAGAGAGCCATGTCTGATGTGTTATATGTAAACCTCGATGCACTTACCACAGAGTATAATAAAAAAATAGATGCTGCCATGGGCAAGTTGCAAAATTTTGACAACAAGGCCGTGGATATGGGAAAAAATTTATCATTGGCGGTGTCACTTCCTTTGACAATTTTGGGTTTTACAATGGTAAAATCTGCATCTGATATGGAGGAATCCATCAACAAGGTAGATGTAGCATTTAAAGAATCTTCCGCATCAGTCAAGGCCTTTGCCAAAACTTCATTAGAATCTTTCGGTATTTCACAAGCTGCGGCATTAGAAGCGGCTTCATTGTTTGGGGACATGGCTACGTCAATGGGCTTTTCTACAAAAAGTGCAGCCGAAATGTCAAAACAATTGGTAGGACTACAAGGGAATTTGATGTCTTTCAAAAACGTAAATGAGCAAGTAGCTGCAACCGCATTAAAAGGTATCTTTTCAGGAGAAACCGAGTCTTTACAGGCACTTGGTTATGTTATGACAGAAGCAAATTTAAAGGCTTTTGCATTATCGAAAGGTATCAAAACCAACATGGAAGACATGACACAAGCCCAAAAGGTGTCACTAAGATACGCTTATATAATGGACGTAGCCAAAAACGCTCAAGGCGATTTTGTAAGAACCCAAGACGGAGCAGCCAACCAAATGCGAAAATTTAAAGGTTTGGTTTCAGAAGTCAGCACCTCTTTAGGTTCAATTATGTTGCCCATTTTCAATTCAGTAGTTCACAAAGTAAATGAACTATCCAAAGAATTTCTGGCCTTGGACGAAAACGCAAAAACAAACATTTTGATAGGTGGCGGTTTGGCAATTCTTATAGGCCCTGCATTGATTGCAATTGGTTCTATTGCTACTGCAATTACCAACATTGGCGTTTTACTCACGGGATTAATGACACCAATCGGCCTTTTTACCGTTGGATTAGTAGCCGCCGCTGCTTATGTGCTTACACATTGGGAAGAAGTAAAAAACTTCTTTGTTGATTTAGAAACGCAAATCTTAAAACTAAAAGTACTTTTTAATATTGCTGCTTTTTCAATGGGGGCAACCGCTGTAAGTGCATTTGGTGACATGGATAAATCTATTGAAAAAGTCACAAGATGGCAAAAAACCACATCAAATCCAATAGCCAAAATTGTGGCTGCGATGAAAACCGCAAGTAAAGACATCATGGCTTTTTTCAATGAGTTGGAAAGCGGTGAGCCTAAAATGAAGAATGCAAATAAGGCCGTTCAAGACTACACTTTTGAAATGACGCTTTTAGGGCTTGAAACAGAAGAAACTCGTAAAAGAATCGCTGCTTTACAAGAACAAACAGAAAAGATTCGTCGAAACGGATTTACTCCTGAAAAGGCAAAACAAAACGATTCTACTTCAAAGGAAAAAATAAAGCAAATCGGTATTGGAGAAGAAGAATTCGCAACAAACATACAACAAAGATACAAAGCATTAGCCCAAAGAATACAGCCTATTGTAGCAACAGGAATGGAAAAAATATCTACAATTTTTGGAGATATAACAAGTGAAAATTTTGCAGAAGTAAGTGGTAACATGCAGCAGGGTTTTGGAATGCTTGGTGATACTTTGGCCACTGGTTTTGCTTCAATTTTTAATAGAGACATCAAATTTGATTTTTCTAAAATCATTGCTGGATTCTTAGCAGCATTAGGCGATATGATGCTAAGGATAGGTGCAGCCGAATTAACCGCAGGACTTTTAATGAATATTGCAACGCCCGGCTCAGGTACAACAAAAATGTTAGGAGGTGGTAAAATGTTAGCTTTTGGAGCTGCATTAAAAGGCGGTGGAATGGCCATGAGTGCAAATAGCAATCTTGGAGCATCAACACAAAGAAATACTCGTGGTGGTGCAAGTAATGGACCAGGCTTTGGTTCAAATGGTCTTAATATAACTTTTAATCCTGTTGTATTAGAAGCCCAAGGTTCAGCTTTGAAAGGGGCGATTGATGTAGCAAATTATAAATTCGGTTGATAAAATGGCAAAATTTCTAAAATTCTTTTTCGAGTACCAATCTTTATTAGAGGAAACCCACCGTGTGGAGATTTGGGAGGAAGGAACAACCACCGCCACCATTGAACTTCAAGCAGGTGCCGAACCATTTGTGACCGAAAACAACAACGATGTAGCCGAAAAATATCTTGGTGGAATAGTGCCAACGGTGGCCACGGTAATGATGTCAGCCACCGAGACGTTTAATAGTTCGTATTTCTCAAAGCAAAAGTACGGTGACTACATTCTGAAATTCAGGGTAAACGGAGCATTGAGGTCAAACGCTATCATTACACCGTTTGAAGCTAATGATTTGGACAGAAACGGTGGTTATCCAATAACGCTAAGTGCTGAATGCGGACTTCGAAACCTTAAAAACAAAAAATACACTACCACCGGAACAAGGATTAAGCTAATAACGGTTTTAAAGAACTGTTTGGCTCAAATCGGTTTCATTGATAATTTCCCGATTAAGGTAATTGACAATACTAAATGCTATGATGGAAGTATTTTTGATGCAGCACCGATAAAGTATTGGGAGGCCTACTGCGATGATATAGACTTTGAAGGCCTGAATTGCTATGAAGTAATAGACCGAATCCGTAAGCCGTACAACCAAGTTTTCTTTGACCACGTTAACGGCTGTTGGTTTGTTCGTAATGTAGATGAGGTAAGTTCGCACAATAGCACCATTACGACCTACAATTGGACTGATTTATCTTTTACCGAGTTGTCGTACAATCGACCAACCAAAGCTTATGTAGATAGGCAGAGCGGTTATTTTGGGCGGATGTTTAGCCACCAGAGTGTAGTCGTTAAGAAAGCCAAATCTAATATGCCTATCCGCAACAGTTGGGGCAAGATGGACAACCTTACCGGGTGGACGTTTTCGGGGGCTGCAGGACTTTTTTATGTTATAAATGGGGGTCAGCTTTATAATTCAAAGGCAAGTTTTAGTTCAGCAGAAGCCGTAGGGGTTGACCAGAGTTATCTCCAATCACCGCAGTT